CTATCCAGTATTCATGCGGGTCTTGGGCATGATGTTGACCAAATGCTGACCGTCAGGGGACCCGTACAAGGCCTCTGCCTTAGCGCCGGCGTCGGGGGCGGCATCGGGCATCCAGCGGCCGTAGACGCGGCGGATCATGCCCCAATCCGCGTGCCCCATCTGATTGGCAACCCACATGGGATGCTCTCCCGCAGACAACATCATGGAGGCGTAGGTGTGCCGGGTCTGGTACGGCACACGGTAACGGACCTTGGCACGTTTCAGCGCGGGCTGCCAAAGGGTCTTGCGAATGGGCTGATCGCCTTCCCAGGGCGCGCTGGTGCGAGGGTTCTGAAAAACATGGGCGTTCGCCAGCAACGTGAACGCCTTTTGTGCTTCCAGCGCTTCACGGGCAGGTCCGAGTAGTTTGACCATGCGTTTACTGCTGCTGGTTTTCGGCACCTCTGCGGCTCCCTTGGCGGCCTGAGTCGTAGCTCGTCGAATTCGGACCTCCCCGCGCGCCAGGTCAACATCCTCCCAACGAAGGCCCACCATTTCGGATGTTCGGAGGCCCGTCCACAGGGCGAACTGAATTAGGTTTCTGCCTTGCCCATCGAGCTCCTCCAGAATCTTCGCCTGCTCGGCGGCCGTGAACGGGTCGACGTCATCTTCTTCTTTCGGGGCTTCGTTCTTCGCGTAGGTCCAACCGGCGATAGGATTGGTTTCTATCAATTCGTCCGTCACGGCCTCATCCAGCGCCGTGCGCAGTACGGACAGGACGTTCGCAATGCGCTTGTTCGTCACGTCCATGCCTTCGCACATTTCGCGCACATGGACGCGCCGCAGATCTGCAAGCTCGTGCTTGCCGAGCGATGGGACGAGGCGCCCGTTGACCACCTTTCGATAGCCGTCCGCCGTACTGGCCTTTATGGTCTTGGCTTTCCCGTCCACCCAGCTCTCAAGATAGGCTTGAACTGTTTGACCAAGGGCCTTCGGGCTGAACTTGGCCGCGTTCTTGCTCTCGGGGAAAGTGGTGGCGTAGCTGAAGGTGCCGCGCGCAATCGCGTCGAGAATCGCCGCGCGATGGTTGGCCGCCCGCTTTAGATTAGCGGGGGTGGGCTGGAGCTTGATGCGTTCCCGGCACCGCTGGTTCGCATAATAGAAGTCGATTTCGATGGACGACTCGGAAGCTGGCCGAACGCCGTCGTACTGCTTGCCCATGCGTCATATCCTTCGGTGTTGATAAGGACTCGCCCGTCCGGTGCCTTTACCCAGATAGTTCCTTCGGGCCAAACGCCGTCGCGGATCTTGGTACGGACGGCGTCCTCAGTATAGCCAGACTCATCCGCAAACTTCTTGATGGTCAGATGCCTGATTGGCATGTTTCCTCCCTACCGATCCGCCACAGGCGGTCATCGGAATGCTGCATTGATAATGCACTCGTTAACTTAATGCCTCATAAATTGGGCATTGCATCGAGCAGCGCCTTGGCGTCGGCATAGGCCCGCATGGCGCGCTGCTCGCCGATCTTGTCGGCCCCGAGGGTGTCGGCGCATTCGCGGAGCTGGGCGGCGAGGCGGGCGGCTTGGTCGGCGAGTTGACCCACAGCCTGCGGGCTCGCGGCCTCGATGAACTCGCGCACGCCGGGCGCCATGCTTACATCGGGGTGTCCGTCGCTGACCTGCACGGTGGCGTGCAGTGCGCTGCCATCGCGTCGGTCGGGCCCGTCTTCAAACGTCAGGCGCCGGAACGAGCAGGAATCCCACCATTTCCAGTCGCGATTGCCGAGGGCTGCGGCGAGCAGCTTGAGCCGGCCGACTTCCGGTCGGGCTGCGTGCGCAGCGCACGGCCACCGCAGGGAGCCGTCGCCGCTGGGGCAGGAGCATTGCGCCTCGCAGGCCTGGGGCGCGTCATCGTCTGATGGCGGTGCTTCCCGCGAGGCAAACACCAGCGCCAACACCTGATCTTGTAGAGGCGCATGCTTCTTGATCTGGCCATACGCCCCGCTATAGCGAGCGCGGTAGGCAGTCAGGAAGGTCGCGGCGGCTTCGCGCAGCCGCTCGTCTCGGCGCAGTGCCTCCCTTTCGAACCGCTCCCCGGCCACAGGGGCGCGCACCTGGGACATGATGCAGGCACGCCAGCCATTGGTGAAGTGGCCCAGGTCGCTGACGTTGGCCGGGTCGTCGGCCTCCACGGCGTAGCACAGTTCAAAACCTGCGCGGATTTCCTTGGTGTCCGCCTGGGCGGCGGTGGTGTGGTCGGTCATGCTGCTTTCCTTAAAAGAAGCTCGTGCGGAGCGTTGGCCTGGATCAGCGCAACGGCAGGCGGCGGGCTTACGCTGTTGCCGACCATGTGGACCTGCTGGGATTTTGTGAACACGCGCCCGTCGTGGCCATGGGTGATGATGTATTCCGGGGGGAACCCCTGCAGGTCATACAGTTCGGCCGGCGTGAGCATGCGCAGGCGGATGTCCACGATCACGTAAGGCGTGCCCTGGATGTGGACGGTGACGAGCGCCAGGCGGTCGCGGGTGGTCAGCGTGCTGGCCGGTTCGCGCAGGTCGCCCCACTGGCCGCCTTCGCCGTAGTAGCGCATCAGAAACCCCGCCACCTGGAGGGCTCCGGCCTCGTCTTCAGGTGCCAAGTCGTACTGCACCAGGCCAAAGCGCGCAGCGCCAGCCAAGACGGTCTGCGCCGGCTCGCGCATGTCCGAGCCAATGACGTTCTGGCTCATCGCGGTCAGGTGCGCGGCGACCAGACCATGGTGCTGGCCGCGCGCCGCGATGCCTGCCACGGGTTCGCAGGCATCGGTGCCGGTGCTATGCCTGCGCAGCGTCGTCACATGCGCGGTGATGAGCTGCTGCTGACTGCCGCTGTTCGTGATAGTCGACGCTGCGCGGCGCACGTCGTGGGCCGGTGTGGCGTTGAATCCGCCGTTCGCCTGGACCATGAACGCCGTCGCGGCAGAGAAGCCGCCATTGCTGGCGGTCAGCGTACCGACGGGATCGGCCGGGTTCTTGCATCCGTAGGACCACCGACGCGCGCCCGGCTTTCCTTCGCCGTGCCCAGCCTGGACCAGGTAGCCCGACGCGAGGGCGTGCTTGATGCCGCCCGCCGTGACAGTTCCCAACGGCTGCTGCAAATCCAGCGAGCGCGGCGCTTGGCCTTCACGCTCACCGTAGCCGGCCTGGATCAGCACCGGCGTGGATAGCATGAACTCGCCGCGGTGGGCGGCGGTAATCGTCCTGGCCGGCTCGCTCAGGTCGTAAACACGGTCCGCGCCGTGATGAGTCGCCGGCACCAACGCGGGCGCTACGACAGCATGCGCGCCGCCGCGCGGCTTTGCCGTGATGGTGCTGATCGGCTGCCGCGCGGAATGCGACGCGTCGCGGCTCCAGTTTGCGATGGGCACAATGAACGGGTCGGCGCTATCGAGGACGTACCGCTTCATGCCGCGTGCGATCCGGCGCATGGTGGCGTCCGCCAGCGGCTTTTTTCGGCCGAAGATCGTCTTGCCCTCGATGCTCCAATCGATGCCGTCCGCAGCTGGGCGCCAGCCGCGCTGGCCCTTAGCCGGCTTCTTGTGGTGCGTAGCCTGCGGCCAGATGATCGGCTGGCCATCCCGGCGCGCCATCATGAAAAGGCGCGTTCGCGTCGTACCTGCGCCGTAGTCGGCGGCGTTGAGCTCGCGCCATTCCACGGTGTATCCCATGCCGCGCAGGATCGCCACCAGGCGATGCCAGTGCTTGCCCTGTTGCTTGGGGTCGGGGACCAAGTACTGCTGCTCGACCGGAACACGCTCGTCCGGCGCGGCAACGGTGCCATCGAGCTTCACGACGCGCCCGGTCGCAGGATCGCGCTTTGCGATGAGTCGGCCCCACTTGAGGATCTGGACCACGTTCTCCAGGCTGATGATGTCGGGCGTGACGGTCCCTGCCCAGCGCACCGTCACCCATGCCAGCGCGCGGATGTTTTTGCGGCGCGGCTGGCCGCCCTTGGCCTGGCTGTGATCGGTGCAATCCGGCGACAAGTGCAGCCAGCCTACGGGCATGCCGTCGGTGGCCTGGCGCGGGCACACTTCCCACACATCAGCGATGTAGTGCCGGGCTTGCGGGTGGTTCACCTCGTGCATGCTCAGTGCATCGGGGTTGTGGTTGATGGCGATGTGGACGTGCTGGCCGGTGGCCTGCTCGTAGGCGGTAGACCAGCCACCGCCGCCGGCGAAGATATCAACGACGATTTTGAGGTTCAGGCCGAGTACAGACTGAGGCGTCAGCATTTCGTGTTTCCTTCTTGCTACTTAAGGGAGGAAAGGGCGGGGATGCCTGACCCTTTCGTCTCGACAGTGATCGACCTGGAGCAGCCCTTGCCGCAGTTCTCGGTATGCTGCGCGGTCACATCGCTGGACTGGCTGGTGAAGTAGACCCAGCGGCCGCCATCGGTGAAGCGGTAGACGGTGATGCCCTTGTGGGTGAACAACTCCGCCACCGGAATGCCTTGGTTGTCGGTGTTGGAAACGGCGATGGGATCTTTCGAGCAACCGACGATTGCGGCAGCCGTCAGAAGCATGACGAGTTTTCGAAGCATCACCGTTGGCCCTCCTGCTGCTGATAGGCGGAAAGGGCTGCGTCGACGGCTACGGGATCGAAAAGTTCATGCGCGGCGTCAAACTCAATCCAATTGCCCGGACAGTTCTCGTATCTCTTTACGCCGCCGTGCGGACCGATCAAGAAGCTGTACCGGGGCAGAGCGCACAGCCTCTTGCGCACCGCCTCGAGCGCGGCATCGCGAGCGGTCCGCGCATCGCCAACGGCGGAAGTCTTGGATTCGTCTGGCCGGCCTGCCGTGGGATCGAGCGGGTCCACCGGGTAGGAGCCTTCTTCTGGGTACTCCGCAAGGTGCACCGTCAAAATAGGATGTTCGTTTCGGCCGCCAGTGCGATCCTCGGTGAGCGATATCGAGCCTGTCGGAGCGACGGAGAGAACCAAGTCGGCTTCCTCGCCATCGACATCGGCCCCGCCCATCATTTCCGCAGCACGAACTAGCTCCGCGGCAACGCGTTTCAACTTGCTAGCCGTGGTCGGCCACTGGAACTTGGGCGCGGTCTTCGCTTCCCGTTCCTTCCTGAGTTTTTCTTCCCAGCAGGAGGGGCAGAGCGTGTCCCAGGACATGCCGGAGAATGCGCCGCGGCAGATTGCGCATTTTTGGCCGGGGGCGGAAGGCGACGTTTCAGGCGTCCCCAGGGCGGCGCCCAGGAAACTGCGGAGGGGCGCGTCGGCGGCGTCGAGTGCGTCGCGATAGCGCTGGCGATCTTCCGGCGTCATCTTGGCAACGATGTCGTGCAGCACACGGGTGGACAGCGCGGCCAGGTCAACGTCGTCCAATTCGTCGAGATTTTGGGGGGCGTTCATGCGTGGGCGTCCTCTGCGGTGGGGATTTGGGCCTGGCTGGCTGTCGCCGCGGCCTCGGCCTGGCGACGCTGCTTTTCCGCCTGTTTGGCGCGGACCGTTTCAACGGCGCCGTGGGCCTGGAACAGATCGAGCAGGGCGGCGGCGGGGATGGTGATGGTTTCGGCAGCAACGCGGCCTTCTTGGATGTCCAGAAGGGTCGCGCGCTGGTTGGCGTCCAAACCCTGCATGAACGTGTCCACACCGCTGATGAGCGGGGAGACCACTTTGCGGGGCAGGGCGCGGCCGTGGATGGTGCTGGGCGTCACGCGGGACTTGCCGGAGGCCTTGGCTTTCTCAAACTCACCTTGCAGGAATGCGCCAGCACCCTCGCCATGCTTGGCAACGGCCTCGATGGCGGTGGACGCCTTCACTGCGCCGGACCGCACCAGGGCATGCACATCGCTGTTGGCGTGGGCCAGCGCGATCATCTTGCCGACCCATTGAGGGGACACGTGTTCCAGGCGGCTGATGCGTTCGTTGTCCCACTTGAAGCCCGCCAGTTTGGCGTAGCCGAAGGCGGTTTCGAGCGGGGTCAGGTGCCGGCCCTGGGCGCTGCTGATGACGCGGGCGGTGCGGTCCGCATCGTTGCCTTCGAATGCGCTCACGTCGATCCAGACAACGCCATCTTTGTCGTGCAGTGGCGCGCCGGCGGAAATCGCTCGACCGATCTGGGCGTGGCGACGGTGGCCGTCTACCAGCCACACGCCACCTGCGGGCCGGGGGCGGACTTCGAGCGGCGGGATCTTGCCACCCGACATGATGTGTTGAAACAGCGCCTCGTCGTCAGCCTCGGCCTGTTCGCGCTCTTCGCCGTCCAAAAGTTCGATAGGGGTGCGCAGGTTGAAACCGGGCTCGATGTGCAGGTCTTCATACCGGACCTGCATGGCGTGAGCGCGCTTGATTTCTTTCGAGAGGATCTTCTGCCGGAAGGAAACGGGGGCGGTGGATTCGGTCATGGGGTCTCCAGGAATCAGAATTTCTTCTCGCCGCCGAGCGCTGCCACCAGCTCGGCAAGCATTTTGGCGAGTTCGCCCGTCATGAGAACCATGTCCGAGTCGAACTTTTCGTCATCGTTCTGCGCGTAGTCCGCGCCTTCCTTCAGCACGTCCAGTGGCGAGACACGGCGGATATCGAGGCTTTCGGTCAGAACGAACGAAATGCGGTCGGCCCAGGTCATGGCGAGGCGGGTGCATTGCTTGCCGGACTGGATGTGCCGGCGCGCGTCCTCCGCGTCGATGGAATGCTTGAGGTAGCGGACCGCCGCGCCGCTCGTGCCGGACGAGCGCAGTTCGGTGTCTTGGTCGATGGTGAAGTTGGACGGGGCTTCGTCTTCCGCCAGCCATCCGGTCATAGCCGCGGCGGGCGACTGCGTGACGTACAGGTTTTCCAGTGGCATGGGGTCAACCGTCTTCGCCAGCAGGCCGATGACCTCGTCTGCCTTAGCCGATGAGGCGGTGTCGATCACCAGCCAGCGGCCCACCGGATCGATCCACACGCGGGTATCGCGGTAGATGCTGAAGGCGCGCGGCAGGAGTTCATCCATGGCGCGTTCCTTGATTTCCTTCATCTGCTTGCGGCCCGGCTTGTAGCCTTGCTGCTCTTCGATTTCCTGGGCGCGCGCCTTGGTGACCTGGTTGATCACGGTGCCGGGCAGCAGCTTCTTCTCGGCTCGCATGGTGAGCAGGAACCGGCCGGCCACGGGGTGGGCGAGCTCGCCGCCATCGCGAGGCGCAATCCATCCGATGGCCTGCATTTCGAGGTTGGTACCGGACTGGAACGCGTGGCGCTTCAGGCCCGCCTGCAGCTGTTCTGCATAGTCGGAAAGCGGTGCGGACAAGCGGTAAATCTTCAGATTTCTGAACCACATGGTGGACCTGCCTTTTTATAGGGAATGGGGAACCCAGCCGATGACGGGCTTCTTGGTTGACTTGCTGATGACGGGCGCGCCGTTGGCGTCTCGCTTCTCGCCGCGCGCCATGATTTGCAGTCGGGAAGTGCGGTGCATGCGTTGGGCAAGCGTGATGTAGTCGCGGGCAAACTGCGGGGCGTCAAAGCCGCCAGACACCTGCACCGGCTTGGCCTTCGCGAGGAAGTACTCCGTCTTGACGGCAATCCAGTCGGACTCGTACTCGGCCGTGAGGCTGTCGCGGACTTCCTTCGTCATCAAAGTGAGTTGCTTTTCCCAGGCCTTCGCTGCCGCCTTGCGTGCGATGGGCTCGGTCATTCCGAATACGCAGAATGCGCTCATGGCTGCTTCCTTTTGACTCGTATGCGCTCCGGGCGCGAAACGGGGCCGGCAGGACAGCGCCCGGCCCAAATGTTGCTGATGGTCTGCGGGGAGACGCCGTAGCACTCCCCCAGGTCTTTTGCGGTGAGGCGACCCTTGGCGCCCTTGATGAACGCCAGTTCCTCGGGGCGCATGGCTTCCTGTTTGGGGTCTACCCAGCGCAGGCGCCGACGCGGCAGCGGCACCGGGGGCGTCCAGCCGGTGCGATCCCTCAAAATGAAGTCGATTCCGTTCATACGACCGCCCGAAGCAGCAAGCCCAGGATCTGCGGGCCGAAGAGAAAGAACCCGGCCAGTGCCAGGCTGGCGGGCCACGCCCACAGCGGAATGTCCGCGTCCTTGCTCCAGTTGCCTTTGCCGGCGTGGTCGCGGGGAGCGATCATGGGGCCCAGCTTGCGGGCCGCCTGCTTGATCGTGATGGGGTGACGGTGGCGCACCGGGGGCGCGCTTGCGCTGATGGCGTTCATGTCGGGTTCCAGGGATCGGCTGCGGCGTGACGGCGGGAAAGGTAGTCACCAAGAAGGGCCAGCACCAAACACGCGAGAGCGCAAAGTGCCAACCCCCAACTGAGAGCGGGGATGGATGAGGGCATGCTGACTTGACGGGAGGGTTGGGATACGATGCGCAGCAAATCGGAGGCGAACTATGGAGAACGACCGTGCCGTTACTTGCGGCGAAGCATTGACTGCGCTTGGCTTTGTCGGGCTATGCGTTGCGTTCGCATTGCACTACCCAAATAAGTCGGAGGAATGGGCCGCTTGGATGCAGGCATTCGGCTCTGTGGCCGCAATTGCGGGCGCAGGCTGGATAGCACGAGTGCAGCTGCGGGAGAGCGCGCGAGGCGCAGCAGACCTCAGAGTGCAGCAGTTGCGCGCCATTGCGACTTTGGTGGACCAGTTGTTCGTCACGTTCAATTCCACAGCTGAGGGGCTGCAGTCTCGTGGGCTCACAGGAGACCTTGCTCCCTACGCGAGGCTTCGAATTGCGCCATTACAAGTAGCCGTAGCAGCACTGGAAGCCGTGCCGTTGCATACGATCCCTAATGCTTATGTGGGGCTGCCGCTATCCAACCTGAAGAACATGATTCATCACGGCTTGGAGATCCTTTCCGCAATCGATGTAGCCGGACCGACAGCACACCAGGATGGTTATGCCGACTTGATCAAACGCGCTAATCAGTTCAGCCGGCATCGAGATCGAGCCAAGGAAGACCTTGACAAGATATGGGCAATTACGGAGGCCTATAAGGGCTACAACTCCCCCGTCGTTCTTGCTCGCGATTTGTAGTGGAATCGCGAGTGCAGGTTTCGGAGATCAGGCCGGTAGCCCGGTGTTGTTCCTGAAACTCACTTTCAGCGCCGGTGACGTTGCGGCGCCGGTCCGCTCTCCGAAACCGCCCCGGGGGCGGGGCAGGTGACGCTGCTACTTGCTGATCGAGCTACCGAAATTGAAAACGTCGATCAGTTCTTCGATGAAGCGTACGAGTGCTTCGAGCATGGCATTGCTCCGTGGATTGGGTTGGGCATGGTGTTCAGGCAACAGCGCCTGCCGATACCCCGCACGCGGGGCATGAGCCGGGGCCGTCAGGCTTCGTCGTGCGTGCCGCGTTGAAACTGTCCGGGCGTCCAACCGTCCCAGAGATCGCTCTGCGGTCGGTACGTTTCCATCGCCACGTAGCACTCGGGGTGCATACGCTCGGATGTGATTTCGCCCTCGCTGATGTAGCTGCGCGCCTGCGCCCGCTCACCTGCTTCGATGCGTTCGGCGCACCAGCCGCAGGAATGCGGCTTGCGCGTCTGTACTTCTTTGTTCGACAGTTCGCGGTAGTCCACGTCATTTCCTCAGTGCTGGGGCTCAGTCGTCGTGCTGCTCGGCAGCTGCGTACTGCACGGCATCCGGGTCCATGTCCAGTTCCAAGCGGGTGCGGCCGACGTACATGGACATGAGCATTGCGTCGAAATAGCTGATGACGTCCGGCCGGCTCGCCGGTGTGATCTGTTGGTCGCCGAGTCGCAAGGCATAGACGCTGCCGTCCTGTTGAAATGCGATGTGGTACTTCGCGCTGTACTTCCCGCCGTCAATCCCGTAGCCCTTTCCGGGCGTTTCGTTTTCGTCCAGATACAGCCAGCCGCCGCCGGAATTTGATCTTTCGAAGAGGGCGTAAAAAGCCTTCCGCTCATCGGAATACAGCATGCCTTCGCGTGCTGCGGTCATCAGTTCCGACATCTTGACGACGGGAGGCACTTCCGGAAGGGCAGCTTCCGCTGCTTCGGCGAGGGCTGCGCGCACAGCTTCTGAGTTTTGCCCGTGCACTGCCGATTGAAGCGCCGTGTTCAGCACATGCTGGAACTTCGCCACGTCGTCGAGACGGAGCCCGTGAGGCATTGCCTCGACCAACTGCGCTTCAACTGCCTCTCTGAATTTGCTGCGATATCCGGTAGCTGCCTGGATCGCGCTGGCGATTGCATCGGTGATGTGCTTGTCCAGAATGGGCTGGAGCTTTTCGGGTGCGATTGCCTGGGCGACGACTGCTTCCAGGTCGATATTGACTTTCAGTTCCATGGGATTCCTTTGCGCGGGCATGCGCTGGATGGGGGAGTGCTTCGGTAAGCGCTGACTCGCAGCGCTGGCCGAAACCCGCCTTTCAGCGGCTGGTTACACTCGCGCATGAGAGCAACTTTGGGGAGCGGATGTGTACTTAAGACTGATTTCAACGGCAGTGGCTTTGGCTGCTACTTCGACCGTGTTCGGCGCTTCGGTCAGCGCCGAGGACCGGAAGGCATGCTCGGTCTCGTCCAGTCTGGGGAAAACCGTGATGGAGGCTCGTCAGGCTGGCATGCCTATGTCAGAGCTGATGGACGTCTTTTCCAAGCCCGGCAGGGCGGACGATGGAGAGTTCGGCAGAACATTGGTGGAATGGGCCTTTGAAGATCCGAGGTACTCCACTGAAGAGGCAAAAGAGCGAGCGATTAGGGACTTTGAAAACGAGGTGTACAGAGCCTGCTACCAGAGGGCCAAGGAAAGGGCCTCGCAGAAGTAAAGCTTGCCGGGGTTATCGTCGCCACGCCCGGCTGGGCGTTGCCTGGCTGTGGAAGCCCAAGCACACAGGGACCGGGGGGCGCGCTGGCGCCTAGTTGGTTGTCCTGTTTCGCCCGTCTCCCTCTCGGGGGGGCGGGCGGCCTCGGTTGTTAAAGAGCGGAGCCGAATCGTTCGAACGACGCGGCATGGAGAGCAGTATTACCGAAACGGTAATAGCAGTCAAACCATAAAGGTAACTTCGTCATTGGTTTTATTTACCAATTAGGTAAATTTGATAGATTTTGGGATGGAAAAAAAGCCGCCCGGAGAGGGCGGCTTGCGACGGCGGTGGTGCAGAAGCGCTAAAGCAGGCGTTCGTCTACGCCATTGCGGAGGTCGTACGGCGACCAAAGAATGCGGCCGACGATGCACACATCTCGACCGTCATCCTTTTCCAAGGGGAATGGGTCGTAGGCAGGGTTTAGCGACTTGGCGAGCAAAGTTCCATCGCGCTCGCGCTGAATGCACTTGACGATCATCTTTCCGCCGTAGTTGATGGCATAAACGGTCCGTGCGTCGATCAGCCGCGTGTCGGTCACCTTTTCTTCATAGAACAGCATCGGCCCTTCATTGCGAATGACTGGCTCCATGCTGTCGCCGTCCGCGTAGACGATCTTCATACGTTCAATAGGAAGCCTGAACGACTCCAGGAAGGACCGGCGCAGCAGTATTTGGCCAATTTCCGTTTCGTGATAGTTCTCGATCCCTAGCCTGCCGGCTGCCAGTCGCACGTCCAGTTCCGGCACGGCAAGGAACTCCTGATCGTTGGCCGAATAGCCGGCCCGCGGCACATGTCCAACGTTCGCCAGTCGGCTTAAGCGCAGGTTGTGTGTTTCCCGTTCGATTTGCTTCGTCGTCTTTCCACCTGCCCAAGGCGCCGCGTCCATCCCCGGGATGCGAATGCTGAACTCGTCGGGCACTTCGTCGAAGTCGATAAGCCGACCTGGCCTATGCGAGGAAGACGACGCCGGCGGCGCCAGTGGCTGGCTGCGAGTAATCGCAATGCCCAGATTGAGCTGCGCAATCGCAAGCGCCATAGCGCCTTCAAGAGCGGTGAGCTTTGCAGGCGGGAGCGCGCGAACGTCCGCCTCGGAGATAGTCGGGAACGGCCACGATGTGGCGTCGGAAAGATGGACCACCACTTCGCCCGGTTGCTCATGGTCGGCATCCATCCAGTTGGCCGGAAGTCCGAACGCCTCTTCCATCTTACGGGCCGCGCGATCGCCAATGTCCTTTTTCCCCGTTGCATAGCGGCTGACGAGCGAAGGGGTGGAGTACTCCAGGCGAGCGGCTGCATCGGTCTGATTGCCGTCGCACTTTTCCTCGATGGCGCGCGAAAAGTTCGCGCGGCGAATTTCTTTGATGGACTTCATGGCGGTCATTGGAACCGGGATTACCTTTTAGGTAAATAAACCAAATGGGTAACTTATTCCGGTTGATGTATTACCAAAAAGGTAATAGCATCATCCGTCATGAACAAAGCCACCCCCCAAACGAGCTTCAAGACCTTCTACCTGGCGCTGTCGGCTGACGAGCGGGGCGGGTTCGCGAAACGAGCCGGCACCACGGTTGCATACATAGAAACCCACCTGCTCTATGCCCGCAAAGTTCCGCGCAAGGGAACGATGGAAGGGCTGTGGGCGGCGAGCCAAGAATTCGGCGCTCCTTTCGGGCGGGGGGACTTGCTCCGATTTTTTTATGACGCCCCCGCAGCGCAACCGGAGGTCCCCAATGCGTAACGCAGCCCCAATGAGTTTCGGCGCCCGACTTGCGGCCCGCCGCCCCACCGCGGAGGAGGCCAAGTGGTTCTTCAACGTCCCGTTTGAGGTCACAAGTGCCGACGATCCCGAGCCGGCCACACCATCCGATGCGGACGAGATGATCCAAATTGGACCCTTGGACGTGTAGGGCGAGATTCGTTTTCCATGCAGCGCATCGTAAGGCCGCTGCTCAGCAATAGATACGTTCAGGAAATTCACATATGAACATCACCACCGCGGCTGATTTGACGGTGCATGACTACAAGGGCGGCAGCGAGGCGCTGGGAGCGGTTATCGGCATGTCGCCGGCCGTGCTGCGCAATAAGGTCAACCCCAACAACACCACGCATCACCTGACGCTGGCCGAGGCCGACCGCATTGTGCGGATGACAGGGGATGTGCGCATCCTGGCAGCCTTCGCGCACGGCAACGGCTATCTGCTGGTCAAGGCGCCCGAGTCCTGCGGAGAGAGCGACATGTCGGTGCTGGAGCAGGTCGCGGCACTGATGATCGCGCACGGCAGGTTCGGCCACGAGGTGTATGACGCCTTGGCTGATGGCGGTGTTGACCAGCAGGAAATGCTGCGCGTGGATGCTGCGGGCCGCGCCCTGATGGAAGCGGTCGCTGGCGTCGCGCGCCGGCTGAGTGGGATGGCCGAGCAATGATTCAGCGCGGAACATCCGGTGTACCCGTGCGGCCCCGTGTGCCGTCCATGGAGCGCAAGGGGGCGGCGCTGTCGCGCGCGGCTGCAATGATGTGCAACGGCGCGAAGTTCCAGCGGTGGGTTGTGTCCCGCATCGGCGCCGCCCCTGATGGCGTGGCGGCGAGCCAGCACGCGGCGCAGTACGTCCGCGACATCTGCGGGATCACCAGCCGCGCCCAGCTGGACCACAACGCCCAGGCGGCCAGTTTGTTCCATGAGGCGGTGCGCAAGCCGTTCGTGAAGTGGAGCGGCATCTATGGCTGACTGCCTGCATATGTTCCGCGGCTACCGCGTCCCGCCCGAGGCGGTGGAACAGGTCAAACAAGCCATCATCGACACGCGCGGCCGTGTGGATCTGGAAGCGCTGCGCGGCATCGTGCGGCCCGCCATGAAAGCCGTCGATCCCTGGTCCAGCACGACGAGGGCTGAGGCCGCTGCTTGCGCCGTGGATTCGTTCCTGTTCGACGCCGCGCGGGCCGGCTTGGTCAAGCGCCACATGAACGGATGGAAGTTTCCGGCCTGGTGGCGCGTCAAGAAGCAGACGGGGGCGGCATGTCGCTGACGCGCAGATCACCCCTCAAGCAGAAGACGCCGCTGAAACGTGGAGCGCCGATGATGCGCGCAACGCCGATGGCGCCGCCGCGGGCCGCCATGAAGGCGCGCAAGAAGGGCAAGAAGCCGCCCAAGACCGTCTACCGCAATCAGGCGCTGCTGGACCTTGCCGAAGGCGAGGAATGCTTGCTGCGCGTGCCGAGGTACTGCCAGGGCGGCACCGACACCACTGTGGCCTGCCATTCCAACCTGCTGCGAGACGGCAAGGGGAAGGGCATCAAGGCGCACGACTGGGCCATTGCGTTCGGCTGCGGCCCTTGCCACTGGTTCATAGATCAATCGCCAGCACCGCTGGCACAGAAGCTCACCTATTTCATTCCCGGCTTGCGCCTTACGCGCTTGCGAATTATCGCCATGGGCAAGTGGCCCGAAGAGGCGGAGCGCGGGTATCAACTTTCGTATGGAGAACAGTCATGAGCGTTCAGGGCATGACATGGGCGCTTGCGCAGAGGATCGTGAAAGATCCCACGGCGCGCCACGTATTGCTGTGCCTGGCGAACTACGCCGGGCCGAAGGGTGAGGGAGCTTTTCCCTCTGTGGCGACGCTGGCCGAGGATACCGGGCTGTCGAGTCGCACGGTGCAGAACAAGCTGCGCGAGCTGGAGGCCTTGCAGATCATCCAGCGCGGCAATCAGGATCTGGTGGCGGCCTACATCCGACGCGCGGATCAGCGGCCGGTTTGCTACGACATGGATCTGACACGGGGTGCACCTGTTTCACCTCGCGTGGAACATTCCGCCGATCAACGACGGGGCGAACCTGCTGCACCCCGTAACGAACGGGGTGAATCTGACGACACAACGGGGTGCAGCTCACGACATGACGGGGTGAATCTGACGACGTCACGGGGTGAACCTGCTGCACCCGAACCGTCATTGAACCGTCAAGGAACCATCAATAAACCCAAAGGCGCGCGCAAGCGCTCGCCGGGGTTCGACCCGCTGACCGTGGAACTTCCGGTGTGGCTGGATGCGGAACTGTGGGGGCGCTGGGTGCGTCACCGCCTGCAACTCCGCAAGCCGTTGACCGAGGAAGCCGCGCGGCAGCAGGTCAGGGACTTGGCGAACTTCCGCGAGCAGGGCCACAAGCCGGAGGCTGTCATCGAACACGCTATCGGCAAAAGCTGGCAAGGACTGTTCGCGCCGAGTGGCACCGCAGCTGGTGGCGCGCAGCGTCCCGGCAAGTTCAACCCGACCGACTACGTGAACCGCAATCGCACCCATGGAGGCAACGACTATGACGACGGTCGCACAATCGACGAGTGAGCGGACCGGCTGGGCCGTGCCGCTGGCGAAGCTGGAAGGCATTTCCCTCATCGACCACCTGTGGAATCGGCTCTCGGGCACGTACGGGGGGCGCTGGGTGAAGGACTTCCCGGACATGCAGAGCATCGAGAACTGGAAGACTGCGTGGGCCGAGGCGTTGGACGAAGACCGCGTGACGCCGCAGGAAGTGGCCGAAGGGCTGCGCACGTGCCGCCGCATGTTCCCCGACTGGCCGCCCGCTGTTGGCGAGTTCATCCGCGCATGCCGGCCGGGGCTGATCCCGGAGAACGCGTTTCACGACGCCGTTGCTGGGATGACCGCTCGCCGGCGTGGCGAAATGGGGCAATGGACCCATCCGGCGGTGTACTGGGCGGCTGTCCGCGTCGGTTCGCATGACCTGCTGAACTGCGGCTACTCGGTCATGCAGTCCCGGTGGGAGCGTGCGCTTTCGGAGGAACTGAGCCGCAGCGAATGGGCTGCCATCCCCGCGCCGGCCGTTGCGCTGCCTGCTCCGGGGGCCACGCAGGCTACGCCCGAAGAGGCCGCGAAGGCGCTGAAGGCGATGGGCGCGGGCGCGATCCTTAACGACTCCGGTCGCGATCCGCGCCGCTGGGCAAGGCGCATCCTGGCTGAAGCACAGCGGAAGGGCGGGCGGGTGCCATCCCTGGCGGTACTGAACATGGCCCAGGCCGCAGTGGGTGCGCCGATGGACGGCGGGGGCGCGGCATGAGCGCGATGCAACGGAACAAAGGCGCGGCCTTTGAACGCAAGGTTGCCAACCTGCTGACCGACGCGACCGGCACGACCTGGCGCCGTCGCGTCCGCAACCAGGCTGGCGATAGTGATGTGGTGGCCGATGAGCCAGCCTTCGCCGGGATCAGCATCGAATGCAAGCACGCGAATGTGCTGTGCCTGCCGGCTTGGTGGCGCCAGGCTGTGGAACAGGCGGGGACGGGTAGCGTGCCGGTGCTGATCTACAGGCAGACGGGGGCGCGTGGCGAAACGGTGATGGTCGATGCGCACGACGTGAACCCGAAGATTTTTCCCGTTCGGGGGCGGCATACCGTCACGCTCGGATGGGAAGCAGCGATGCAATGGATGCGGGAAATGCTGCCCGCGAAAGTGACTTATTCCCCGGGAATTATCTGATGACTACCTTGACTCTCTCTCGCGTCCCCTCGACTGCGATCTATGAAGAGCAGCAGAGCCGCCTTTTCAAGACGGCCCACGCGGCACTGACGTTCGCCTACAACCATACGGATCAGGTGTATGACAAGCCCATGATGGCCCGCATGGCCGAGGCCGCCAGCGGCGCGGCTGGTAAAGGGCTGGGCGGGACCGACGGCGCCGGGCAAGCGGCGTACATCTTTGGCGCGCTGGAAAAGCTACCCCGCCTTTATCGGGCAATCCTTGTTGCGCGATTTGCGCCCCGGTCGGATCGCTGCAAGTGCTGCCAGGGCACCGTAGACCGGCATGACTGGCTGGCAGCGGTGCGCGAGATTTCCGACGCCGCAGCGTGCGAGGCTCTTTCGGCGCACCCTACGCCCCGAGTCCTGCGAGACGCCATCGTGGCGCGCTACTTCGGCAAGGATGTAAAGCTGTCCGAGGCGGCGGAACGCGCGAACGTCAGCACCGCCACTGCCACGAACCACAACGGCAAGATCAAGCTGTGGCTCTATGGAACGCGCACCACGAAGCAGAAGGGCGGCGAGCGTGGAGCAGGGCAGAAGGGCGTCGAAGCGTTGGCGATGGAGTACGCAGCCGACCTGCTGTCGGCAAAGGGGCTATGTGACTGAACCTCTTGCAAGGTTGAATTTTCTCTGCTAAAGTTCGCCCTGTTTAGTCACTTTGAATAAGTGCGTACAGCGAAACCCGCCACGCGAAAGCTGGCGGTTTTTTTTTGCCCCAACGAGATCATCTCGTTGGGGAGCTGAGGCTACGACTCGCGGCTTTCCGGGTGCTTACGCGCATCGACTAGAGCCAGAATTGTTTCCTTGGAATATGGATAAAGAGGTTTTCCCAACTCTCGCCATTTCGCGATGATGCGAGAGTACATTTCGGTGGTCGGGTGGTGCGAATTCTTGCCATGCTGGGGGACGGTTGAAACAAACCGACCGGCATCGCGAAGCGCTACTGAGAAGGCCAGGAGCTCGCCCTCGTTGTTGCCGTCAAAGCCAGGAAACCCGATTGCATGCGGGTCGATGCCTGTCTTGTCCTCCAACGCGTCATAGCTGTCTCTCAGAGCACTATAAATGCCAAGTATCTGGACAACATGATCGGCCTCACCGGAAGGCAAGTTTGGAGAGAACCAGTCGAACGCTTGAGCATAAAGCCATTCATGGCCATCTCTCAGTTGCTCAGCAAGACGGGCATCGCTGCTATCACCCTTTAGCTTAGCGAGGATTTCGAACTGGTTTGCGAGGATTAACCGTTCGACGTCGGTGAACTTCATGCGCATTTGTTTCTCCCTGGTGGCTGTGCTATCGGCACAATGTTGACAGCGCCCCGACACGGATACTCCGGTCGGGGCTTTTTACTTGAGGTCAGTGATGTTGAAACGACTGTACAAGCAGTTCCTGCTGTGGGTATTGGCGCCGGTGCTTGAGCCTCTGCGCGTCGATGAGCAACGGGTGGTCAATTCGCTCCGCGTGGCTTGCGAGAACCCCAAAGCGGTTGTGGCTGACTCCGGAACTTGGGTCCTGGACCCCAATGGCGCTTTCTCGCTTCGGACGAAACCCTAATGCTTTGCTTGCGGCGGCGTGTCTTCTTGCTGCGAAGCGTTATAGCTATGTTGGTTCAGCAAGAAATTCAAAGGTGCAGCAAAGGACTCTTGATCCACTTGTGACGACGGGGCGCTGAGAACGCCCTTGATTGCCTCTTCCAGTCTTGTCTGATCGAAGCCTGGGGAATTCTGTATTGCAATCTTCAGGCACGCCAAAGCTGTGCAAACGCCCGCTGCAAAACTATCCATATCTTTCACGAATTTGTCACTCATATGCGCCTCTGTCGTCAAGTGTAGGAACTTGTAACCATAGCAGATGCGTACAAATATGGCTCCACCCTCTCGCTATCGAGGGTCCGCGCGCTGGGCATGGCGTGCGGGGATAGGGGCATCGCCGCCGGGCGGTGTGCAGTGGATAGCACCCGGCAAGATCACAAAGGAAATCGGCATGAAGCTCACGACACTCAAGCCGCGCCTTGCAACGGCTGGTTCTAGGTTGGCCGCTGCGCCGACGCCTAGCACCAAGCGCATGTCGGGCCGCAAGCTGCAAGACCGCCGGTTGCGTGTCTGGTCTGCTGACCCACACTGCGCCCACTGCGGCGCGCTGACCGTGTACCCCGAAGGGTTCGAGTTGGACCACAAGGTCAGCCTGAACGATGGCGGCGCGGATACCGACGAGAACTCGCAGGTGCTGTGCGTCTCGCGCGATGCGCACGGTCGCAAGGTCGGCTGCCACGACGCCAAGACGCGCCAGGACATGGGATACAGGAGCCGCACGTAATGGCACAGATCGCGGTCAAACTTTCCCTTCGCGTCGCGTGGTGGGTGCGCTGGTACCTGGTCGGCGTCGTCATCGCGGCACGCCTGACGGGCGCAATGCCAGACATGACCAAGGTGGAACGGTGGGTCAGGCGCGGCCTGTCCGTCCACGCCAGCAGGAAGCCGTAGGGGGCCTCTGCATCGAGGCCGGGTCCGAGGCACGCCCGGTCCATCGTCGCGGCCTGTAGGGCTTCTGCGCGGCTTCCTGGGGCATCGGCAGAGGGGGCAGCGGCCGGTGGTCGGGCGGCAGGCAGGGGGGGGGCGGGTCGAAAGTCTAGGGCGGCTCGACCCTGGAAACCACCTGTTCCCTCACGCACAGAAAATTTCCCCGTTTCGGAAAATTGTTAACCCAATCTTGTTAACCAAAAGCTATGGCATTAACCGACAAAAAGCGCCGATTCGTCGATGCGCTGCTGTCGGGTCTAACCGGTGCGAAAGCCGCTATCCATGCGGGTTACAGCGAAAACGGGGCGGCCCAAGCAGCCGCCCGATTGATGCGTGACAAGCATGTTTTGGCCGCCGTGGGGCGCATTGCCGAGGTTAACAATTCAATTAACAAAAATCGGATTAACAAAAAGGCCGAATCACCGAATCCCAAGGAGCCGGATTCCCCGGCAAGCGGACCGCAAGCCACAGCCGCCGACACTGATCTCATCGACGGAATCGGGCTGAAAGCTCTCGGGCTTACCTCAGATCCGCGGGCTGTTCTCGTGGCGATCATGAACGACGCGGGGGAAGAGCCGAAACTTCGGCTGGAGGCCGCCAAAGCGCTCATGCCGTTCACGCACGGGAAAATTGCGGAACAGGGCAAGAAGGGCGCGAAGCAGGAGGCGGCAAACAAGGCTGCTACCGGTGGGCGATTCGCGCCGCCACCGCCTCCCACGCATCTACGCGTTGTCGGGAAGGGGTAAACCATGGCCTGGACAACCGCGTGCCCTGATTGGGCGGAACGCCTGCGCACGCGACAGTCGATCATTCCGCCGCCGATCTACCCCGACCAGGCCGAATATGCGCTCGGCATCTTCAAGCAGCTCAAGGTCGTAGATCTGGCGCAAGTCTACGACGAGGCCATCGGGGCGTACCGACACCAGACCTTCGGGGAGTGCTCCGAAGAATGGGTATTCGACTTTGTGCGGGCGATCTTCGGCGGATATGACGCCGCCACCGGCAAGCAACGGATCCGGGAATATGGCCTGCTGATCAGCAAGAAGAACACGAAATCGACTATTGCCGCCGGCATCATGCTGACGGCGGTAATCATCTGCTGGCGCCAGGAAGAGGAACACTTGATCCTGGCCCCGACCAAGGAAGTCGCAGACAACAGCTTCAAGCCAGCAGCCGCGATGATTCGGGCGGACGAGGAACTGTCCGACATGTTCCACGTTCAGGACCACATCCGCACCATCACTCACCGGACGACGCGCAATAGCCTCAAGGTGGTGGCCGCCGACACCGATACGGTATCGGGCAAGAAGTCCGGCCGCATCTTAGTCGATGAATTGTGGCTATTCGGCAAGCGCGCTAACGCGGTGGCGATGTTCCTGGAGGCGCTCGGCGGCCAAATATCGCGTGATGAAGGCTGGGTAATCTACCTGACCACACAGAGCGACGATCCGCCGGCGGGTGTCTTCAAAGAAAAGCTCGCCTACTGGCGCGACGTGCGAGACGGGCGGGTGGTCGATCCGAAGACGCTGGGCATCCTGTACGAGTTTCCGGAAGAAATGGTCGAGGCAAAAGCCTATCTCGACCCGGCCAACTTCTACATCACCAATCCGAACCTCGGCCGCTCGGTCAGCGCCGAATGGTTGGGGGATCAGCTCAAGCTATTGCAGGCCAGAACGGACGGAGCATTCCAACAATTCCTTGCCAAGCATCTGAATGTCGAGATTGGGCTGAACCTGCGTTCTGACCGTTGGGCGGGTGCTGATCACTGGCTAAAGCGGGGGAAGCGCGTACTGACACTTCGCGCACTGATGGAGGGTTCCGAAGTTGTCACGGCCGGTATCGACGGCGGTGGCCTGGATGACCTGCTGGGCCTGGCATTCCTGGGGCGCGAGCGTGGGACGGGAAACTGGCTGCATTGGGCGCGAGCCTGGGCACACCCGTCTGTTCTGGAGCGCCGCAAAGAGATTGAGCCCAGGTTGCGCGATTTCGAACGGGCTGGCGAGTTGGTCATAGTCAAGCAGATCGGCGATGACACCGCAGAACTGGCGGCCCTCATCCGCCAGGTGTATGACGCGGGTTTATTCCCCGAGAAATGTGGCATCGGTGCCGACCAAAACGGGGTGACCTTCAATGACGCGCTGGTAGAGGCTGAAATCCCCGAGGAATTGATCGTCGGTGTGTCGCAGGGCTGGAAGCTGGGCGGCATCATCAAGACAGTGGAGCGCAAGCTTGCCGAAGGCACCTTCGTACATGGCGATCAGGCTCTGATGGCTTGGGCTGTGGGCAATGCTCGTATCGAACTGCGCGCCAACGGCATCTTGATTACCAAGCAGGCCAGCGGCACCGCAAAGATTGATCCCTTGATGGCGACATTCGATGCGGCGCAATTGATGGTCCTTAATCCCGAGGCCTCCGGCCGGTCGGTATACGAGTCCCGCGGGATTCGATTTATCTGAGAGAACTCATGAAATTACTGGACCGCTTTCTGGGCGGCTCGGCGGACGAGTCGGCGCCTGAAGCCGGCCCGCGGCTTGAGCCAACCATTGCGCTAGAAAGCGCGCAGGCGTCGGTGCGGCCCAGGGGGCAGGCGTTCCGAGGCTTGGATGATCCAGCGCTGCTGGAATACATCCGCAGCGGCGACTACAGCAGCCGGGTCGAGTCGCTACGGAACATGGCCGCACTGCGGTGCGTGTCGCTGATCGTCACATCACTTGGCATGCTGCCGCTCAACCTGATTCGAAACGACGCATCCAAGGCGCCAGCGAAAGACCACCCGGGCTATCGGCTGATGAAGCTGAAGCCGAATGGGTGGCAAACGCCCTTCGAATTCAAAAGCATGATGCAGCTGCATGTCCTGCAGCAAGGCAATGCCTACGCCAGGGTTATCTGGTCAGCTGGCAGGCCGATCGCCCTAGTGCCAATGGCGCTCGGGTCCGTCAAGGCCGAGCTTGTGGGCTGGGAGATGCGTTACACGTACACCCGGCCGGATGGTCAGCAGGTAAAGCTGTCGCAGAAGGAGGTGTTCCACCTGCGGGACATCACCATTGATGGGGTGGAAGGGCTAGGCCGTATGAAGCTCGCCCGCGATGCCATCTCACTGGCGCGCGACGCTGAGCGCGCCGCTGGCCGCGTATTTCGGACGGGCAACTTGGCGGGCGGCGCCGTGGAGGTCCCCAAGGCGCTATCGGACACGGCCTACGGGCGGATGCGCAATTCCCTGGACACGGACTTTGCGGGCGCTGAGAACGCTGAGCGCTGGATGTTGTTGGAGGAAGGCGCCAAGGCAAACAAGTTCAAGGTGACTGCAGCCGAAGCGCAGCACATCGAGAACCGCAACGCCCAAATTGAAGAGGTAGCGCGCGCCTTCGGCGTGCCGCGGCCCCTCTTGATGATGGATGACACCAGTTGGGGGTCGGGCATCGAGCAGTTGGGAATCTTCTTCGTGCAGTACGGGCTGCAGTTCTGGTTCACGGCGTGGGAACAGGCGGCCATGCGCACCTTTCTGACTGACGAGGAACTTGACCAGCTGGCCTACAAGTTCAACGAGCGGGCTCTGATGCGCGGCACGTTGAAGGACCAGGCGGACTACTTCGCCAAAGCGTCCGGCGCCGGCGGCCATGCCCCGTGGATGTGGCAGAACGAGATCCGCGACCTGTCAGACCTACCGGCCAGCGATGACCCGCAGGCAAACAAGCTGCGCGACCCCATTACCCAAAAAGGAAAACCCAATGAGCCTGCTGCAACTGCCTGAAATCAAGGCGGATGCCCGCCTTGGCGCCGCCGACTTCGATCTGCGTCCAGACGCACTGGAGCGGTGGGCACCCCAAGTCCGCGCGGCCGCGGCGGACGAAGACGCCACCATTTCCATCTACGACGCCATCGGAGATACGTGGGACGGTAGCGGCGTGACGGTCAAGCGCATTCAGGCCGCGCTGCGTTCCGTCGGCGCCCGAGACGTGACGGTGAATGTCAACTCGCCTGGCGGCAATTTCTTTGAAGGAGTGGCGATCTATAACGCGCTGCGCGAGCACAAGGCCAAGGTCACCGTCAAGGTGTTGGGCTTGGCTGCGTCAGCGGCGTCGGTAATTGCGATGGCGGGCGATGAAATCCTGATGGGTCAGGGATCGTTCTTGATGATCCATAACGCCTGGGCAGTAGCCATCGGGAACCGCCACGACCTGATCGACGCAGCCGCGAAGCTGGAGCCGTTTGACGAGGCGATGGCACAGGTTTATGCGGCTCGAACGGGCATGATGCCGAAACAGGCCGCAGCGCTCATGGACAAAGAAACCTGGATCGGCGCGGATCAGGCGGTCGAGGATGGCTTCGCCACCGGGCTGCTGGATGGCACCGCAGTCACCGAGCAGCCGCAATCGAGCGGCGAACGGCGGGCCCTGGCCCAGGTGGAGGCGGCCATGGCTCGCGCCGGATACAGCCGCTCGTCTCGCCGCGACACCTTCAAAGCACTTTTCTCCGGCACGCCGAGCGCTGCCACAACCACCACGCCGTGCGCTGGTGACGACGTAGCAGCCCTGCTGCAAACCACACTTACAACCCTGCGAGGTTAAACATGAAGCAACAATCCAATGCCCGCGTCCCCCGCGGGCTGGTTTCCGTACGCGCCGACGCCGGCAGCCCGGGTGAGGTGAAGGCCCTCATCGAACAGCTGAACCAAGCGTTCGCCACGTTCAAAGACGAACACTCCAAGCAGCTGGATGAGGTCAAGAAGGGCACGCATGATGCACTTCAGGCCTTCAAGGTCGAAAAGATCAACGCGGACATCTCCCGGCTTCAATCGGCCATCGACGACGCCAATATGAAAATCGCGTCGGCGCAGATGGGCGACGGCGCCGGCCAGCGCCTGAAGGACTCCGAATACAGCGACGCCTTCAACGCGCACTTCAAAAAGGGCGACGTGCAGGCGGCGCTGAACAAGGGGGCCGCAGAAGAAGGCGGCTACCTCGCTCCGGTGGAGTGGGATCGCACCATTACCGACAAGCTGGTGCTGGTTTCGCCCATGCGGCAACTGGCGACCGTACAACCGGTATCCGGCGCCGGCCTGACCAAGCTCTTCAACATGGGCGGCACGGCATCTGGCTGGGTGGGCGAGACTGCGGCGCGTCCGCAGACCAACACGGCTGGTTTCGCTTCGCTCGGCTTCGGTTGGGGCGAAATCTACGCCAACCCCGCCGCGACGCAGCAACTGCTCGACGATTCGGCGATCAATCTGGAAAGCTGGCTCGCAGGTGAAGTGGAAACCGAGTTTTCCAAGCAGGAGGGCCTGGCTTTCGTTTCGGGCAACGGCACCAACAAGCCCTTCGGGATCCTGACCTATGTCGAAGGCGGCGCCAACGCGGCCAAGCATCCGTTCGGCGCGATCAAGGTGGTGAACAGCGGCGCGGCGGCAGCCATCACGTCGGACGGCATCATTGATCTCATCTACGACCTGCCCTCGGCATTCACGGGCAACGCGCGCTTTGCCATGAACCGCAAAACCCAGGGCCAGGTCCGCAAGTTGAAGGATGGTCAAGGCAACTACCTGTGGCAGCCGTCCTTCGTCGCCGGTCAACCCGCCACCGTGGGTGGCTTCCCTCTGACCGAAGTGCCCGACATGCCGGATGCGGTGGCCGGAGCAACGCCGGTGCTGTTCGGCGACTTCAAGCGCACGTACACCATCTTCGACCGCGTGGGCGTGCGGGTGTTGCGCGATCCGTACACGAACAAGCCCTACGTTCTCTTCTATACGACCAAGCGTGTCGGCGGCGGAGTGCATAACCCGGAGCCGATGCGTGCCATGACGATCGCTGCGGGCTAAACATCTTGGGAAGGCGCCAGCCGGCGTCTTTCCCCATCTCAGGAGAGTTATATGGCGAAGCTGATAAAGGCGTTTCGGGGTGTGCCGAAGGGCGCTATCTACCCGGTCAAATTTGCGGCCGGTGAGGAATGCCCTCCCGAACTTGAGGCCGGCGCGCGGGATTTGGGCGCGCTGGAAGCGAGTGCGGACGATTCGGACGAGAAGAAAGACCTGATGGCGCAGTTGGACGTGGCGCAGATCAAGTATGACAAGCGCTGGGGCGTCGACAAGCTCCGTGCAGCGCTGGCCGAAGGCCAGAAGGACTGATCATGCCGCTGCTGACGCCTGAAGAGTGCATTGCTCATTGCAACGCCGATCCGGCGGACGCGTCATTGCTGGCCGACTTGCTCGCCGCTGCCGAAAGCGCAGTGGCAGGCCATCTCAACCGCGCATTCTTTTCGGCGCAAGCCGACCTCATTGCCGCGCAGGACGCGCTGCCGAAGGCTGCCGGCGACGCGCAGGACGCATATGAGGCAGCCATGGCGGCCGCGGCGGATCTTGTCAACCCGGCTGCGCGCCAAATGGCAACCGCACTTGCGACGGAGCGGTTGAAGGAAGCGAAGATCGGCTTTCAGCGCGTGCTGTTCGGCATGGTGGCGTCACCTCGTGTCAGGGCCGCGGTGCGGCTGACGCTCGGTAATCTGTATGCCAACCGCGAAGAGGTGGTTGTCGGTGCAAGCGCGGCTCGGCTTCCCCAAGGGGTGCCGGAACTCCTGCGCGCAGACAGGCGGGAGATGATGCCATGAGGGCCGGGACGCTGCGCACCAGAATTCGGATCGAACGGCGGGAAGATGGGCAAGACGACGTGGGGCAGCCGAATGGACCCTGGGTGGAAGTTGCAACAGTATCGGCAGATCCTCGCGGTCAGACCGGTATGGGCGCCATTACACGCAATCAGGAAAACATTGGCGCGTCCATCAACGCATACAGTTTCCGGATCCGGTTCCGCCGAGGCATCGACCAGGGGATGCGCGTCCTGGAGCTGTACGACGGGCAGCCGGTGGGCGAACCCTTCGACATCAAAAATGTGCGGATGGACCTTGCGCGACGGCAGTGGACGGACTTGGTCTGCGAGCAGGGGGGCAGTGATGGCTAAGGGGCTTCAGGCAAGTTTCGACACATCCGGCTGGGCGGCGGGCTTGGATCGGCTGCTGGGGCCCGCACGGGTCAGCCTGGCGCGCTCCATGGCCGTTGCTGGCGGCGAGGTACTGCGGGATGAGGCCAAGGTACGGGCACCCCGCAGCGGTCAGGGAGCCGTTGGGGAGTTCGGGCCGAGAATCCCTTTGGCAGAGACGATCTATCTGGCCTTCCGCGAAAGGTACTCGGGCGACAAGGAGGTCAAGTATGCCGTCACCTGGAACAAACGCAAGGCGCCGCACGGGCACCTTGTGGAGTTCGGGCACTGGCAGATCTATCCGGTGATCAAGAAGGCCGACGGAACCTATGTGACCGACAAGCGCCGCAAGCTTGCAACTCCGAAATGGGTACCGGCCTCGCCATTCCTCCGGCCGGCGTACGAAGCCGCTTCGCCTCGTGCGCAAGCGGCAATGATCCAGCGCGGGCGGCAGCGCCTGCCTGAGCTTCTGGCGGGGCATGGAGCGAACGATGACACTTGAGGCCAAGTTGAAAGCGCTGTTGGGGCCGCTGGTCGAAGGACGCGCCTATCCGGATGTCACGCCCGACAAGCCCGTGTTCCCGCTCATCGTCTACCAAGGCGCCGGCGGGCAAGAACAGTGGTACGTCGACCGCAAACGCCGCGAGAAGAGGCATCAGCGCGTGCAGGTGTTCGTGTGGGCCGCCACGCGAGCGCAGGCAAGTGACATGGCTGACCAGATCGGCACCGCCTTGTGCGAAAGCGACTTTCCTGCTGTTGAGCCGTATGGCTCGCCCACCAGCCTCTACGAAGAGGCAATCAAGAAGTACGGCACCCGCCAGGACTTCGGTATCTGGTTCCTTCCTTCCTGAATTTTCCCTGCTTCTACATCGAACCCGGCCTCGCGCCGGGTTTTTCAATTGAGGAACAAAAATGGCTTCCATCTTCATCAACGGGTCGCAGTTCCGGGTTTCGAGAACGATTGCCCTGGCTGTGGCGATTTCTTCGATTGCGAACGGCGTCGATCCGCTCGCGTCTACCGTCACCCCGCCGGAGGACGGCGACATTCTGGTCATCGACTCCGGCTGGGCCGCCTTGACCGAGGCTGTTTACCGCGCCACTGGCGCCACCGCGAACGGCTTCAAGCTGGAGGGGGCGGACACAACGGACCTGCGGTTGCACCCCGCAGGCAGCGGGGCGGGCGCTTACCAGCCGGTCACCGATTGGTTCAGCCTGGATCAGATTACGGACGTGCAGATCACCGGAGGTGAGCAGCAATACCACCAGTTCCAGTACGTCGAAGACCCGAGCAGCAAGCAACGGCAGAAGCCGACCGTCAAGAGCCCGACGGTACTTACCTACACACTCGACTACGACCTCAACAAGGCGTGGTACGCGGCACTGGTCAAGGCGGACCGCATGCGTATCCCGGTTGTTCTGGAAACGAAGTATCCGGATGGCGCCATCACCTATTACTACGGCTATCCGTCCTTCAACAAGAACCCGACCGGCGGGCAGAACGTGAACCTGCAGAACACGTTCACTCTGTCGCTCATCGCGGATCCGATCACCTACGAGCGCGCGTAATGACGTTCCAGATCAAAGCCAACCCGACTATCGACGCGAAAGTGACGATTGTGGGCCAGGGGCGCCAGCAAGAACTGAACGTGACCTTTCGCCACAAGACGGGCAAAGAGTATGACTCGTTGATGAAGCAATTGGCGGCCGACGAGATCTCGACCGTCGACCTGCTGCTTCTGCTGATCGAGAAATGGGATGCGGACATGCCCGTGAGTAAGGAGGCTTTCGACTTGCTTTGCGAGCATCAGCCCGGTGCGGATCTTGCCATCGCGAGCGCCTTCAACGATTCGATTCGGGTCGAGCGCAAAAAAAACTGACTGAGGCTGTGGCGGCGTTCCTGTGGGAGCCGCCATCAGCCGCGACGTTAGCAAAAGCCGGTTTGAAGCCCCGCTATTTCCAACGGCCCACGGTCGAGCTGTGGCAGGAGCTCTTACCGGCATTCAACCTCTTCACTCGCAACTATACGCAGTGGCGCGTAGGGGCAGGAGGGCCGATAGGGCTGGACTACGGGGTCCTGTATCACGATCTGGACCGTCAAGATCTTCCCCGGGCGGAGCAGCAGGAAATCATGGACGACCTTCGGATCATCGAGCGGGCGGCCCTGGAAATTTTCCATAAGAGTTGAACATGGCACAGGAAAGCATTGGCACCGCCCGGCTAGATATCGTCGTCGACACCTCGCAATTCGACGCCGCGATCGCGTCGGCCAAGCGGGGAACCAGCGACATGTCTCAGTCCGCGCAGGCGGACTATACGAAGCTGGTAGCCGCTGAGCGCCGCCGTGTTGACGCCCTGGTGAACCAGGCCAACACCATCGGCATGACGCGCAAGGAGCAGATCCTTTACAACGCTGCCCTGCGCGGTGTGCCCACGTCGATTCTGGACGAACTCAAGAGCAAGCTGTCGGCGACGGGGGCGGCCGCAGCCGGCGCCACCAAGCAGCTGAATCAGTATGGGGTGAGCGCCGCACAGCAGGCTGCAGCGCTTCGCGGCGTGCCCGCGCAGCTCACGGACATTGTGGTTTCTTTGCAGGGCGGCCAGCAGCCCCTTACGGTGTTGCTGCAGCAGGGCGGTCAGTTGAAAGATATGTTCGGCGGCATCGTGCCGGCGGCGCGTGCCCTCGGCAGCACGATTCTGGGATTGGTGAATCCCTGGACCGTCGCCGCGGCGGCGGTTGCCGTCTTTTCAACTGCGCTGGTGTCGGGCAAGGGCGAACTGCCGGAATTCACCAAAACGCTGATTCTGAGTGGCAATGCGGCGGGACAGACTGCCGCTGGCATGTCGAACTTGGCTACGCGCATTGCCGACGTGGCAGGGGCTCGCGGGAAAGCGGTCGACGCGCTCAACCTGATCGCGGCTTCGGGAAAGATTGCCGGGCAGAACTTTGCGCTGGTCGGAGAAGCCGCGGTTGCGTCGAACCGCGTCACCGGAAAGGCCATTGCCGACACGGTGCAAGAATTCGAAACGCTGCGCGGTAAGCCGGCGGAGGCCATCGCCGCGCTGAATGAGCAGCAGCATTTCCTGACGCTGGAGATCTATCAGCAGATCGCAAGCCTGGAGCGGCAGGGCCGCAGCCAGGAAGCAGCGGCACTGGCGCAGCGCACCTATGCGGACGCCGTGAAGCAGCAAGCTGCGGACGTGCGGGAGAACCTGGGGACGCTGGAGACGGCGTGGGATGCGGTCAGGCAGGGCGCCAGCAACGCCTGGGAGGCGATGAAGAGCCTGGGGCGCGCTCCGAGCTTTGACGATCTCACCAATAAGCTGCGCGCCGTCAACGCCGAGCTGGTCCAGATGCGCGCTAACGCGACTCCGCAGACGGACGAATCGCAGGCGTTCTTCGGAGACGGCGGTCGCGGTGCGCGGCGGCGCGCCCGGCCGCTGGAGCAGGAGAGCCGGCGCCTGATCGCTGAGGCAGCAGCGCTGCAGGATCAGGCCGACCAAGCTGCAATTGTGGGCTGGCAGAAGCGCCAGGAAGCCGAAAAGATCGCCGCCGCGGCCCGCCTGTCATCCCTCGCCAAGGAAACCGAGACAAATCGGCAGAAGCGCGAGCGCGAAATAGCCCAGGTCAAGAAGGACGCCGAGATCACAGGGGCGACCCTCGAGACGCAAAAGAAGCTGATCGACCAGATCAACGACAAGTACAAGGACCCCGCGGCCAAGGCGTACATGGAGGATGCCGCGACCAAGCTCCTGCAGCAGTACCGCGAGGCTGAAGCCTCCTTGCAGGCCCAGATCGCCAGCGAAGGCAAGCTGGCCACCTGGGGGCAAAAGCGCGCCGAGTTCGAGCAGCAGATCGCCGACCTGAAGGATAAGAAGGTCCTGACGGCGGATCAAAAGAGCCTGCTCGCCCAGCAAGACTTGCTGCGCCGCCAGCTTGATCTGAATGTGGCCGCAGAGAAAGAGCTACGCACCAAGCAGGAGACTGCCAAAGTCGAAGCCCTCCGCGCCAGCCTGGCCGCGACCCGAGACCTGGAGCAGCAGCAGTATGCCGACCAGGTGGCCGGCGTGGGGCTGGGCGACCGCGCGCAGGAGGAGCTTCGCGCGCGGCAGGCGATCCTGCGGGACTATCAGCGGCAGCAGGCGCAGTTCGACCGTTCGATGGCGTCGGGGCAGATGTTGCCGGAGACCTTCCAGAGCAATACTGCTCTGCTTAAGGAGCACCTGGATCTGCGCCTGTCGATGCAACAGCAGTATTTCGACCAGGTGCGCGAGGCGCAGGGCAATTGGAAGAACGGCGCCACCTCAGCGCTCGACAACTACCTGGATGCCGCTGCCAACGTCGCAGGTCAGACGAAAAGCCTGTTTTCCACAGCCTTCCAAGGCATGGAAGACGCGATTGTGCGATTCGCCACCACTGGAAAACTGTCGTTCAAAGAGTTCGCCACGTCGGTCATCGCTGATATGGCCCGTATTGCAGCGCGACAGGCCATTGTCGGCATGGTCGGCAGCATCGTCGGCTCTCTCGCTGGGGCCGCCACGTCCGGTGGGGTCTCGGCAGGCGCGAGCTACCAGGGTAGCGGCATGGCCGCGGTAGGCAGCACCGAAGGGATGACAGCTTCCGGCTGGACTTCAATCTCTGGCGCCCGAGCGTCAGGCGGTCCTACGGCGGCCAACTCGCTGTACCGCGTGAACGAGCTCGGCCCCGAGCTGTACTCGGAAGACGGCAAAACCTACCTGATGAGCGGGTCCAATGGCGGCTATGTCACCCCGATCAAAAGCAGCATGAGCGGTGGTGCCGGAGGCGCCGGTGCGGCGCCTTCGATTTCGATCCAGGTCAATGTCAAAAGTGACGGCAGCGAGGAGCGGAAGGGGGGCGGCGAGAGCGAAATGGGCAACAGACTGGCCGACGGCGTTGTTGCCCTGGTGCGTAGCGAAATCGCTCGGTCGCACAAGCCCGGGGGCGCAGCCTGGAATGCACGGAATGGGAGGTCTTGATGGCGGAGAGGTTTACATGGCGGGCCACGGGCCAGCCTATTGGCGCAACCACATTCCGGCGCCTTAGCGCCCAGTTCGGTGATGGGTATCGACAGGTTGCGGGCGACGGCATCAACAACAAAGTCCAATCCTGGCCGCTCACGTTCGCCGGCAGCAGAGCGGAGATGCAGGCTGTCTTGTCTTTCCTCGACAGACACGCTGGCATCGCCTCGTTTCTCTGGACGCCTCCCATGGGCGCAGAAGGCTATTACGAGGTCCAGGCCTATAGCCTCACTCCTGTTGGCGGGGACGTTTACACGGTGTCCGCCACCTTCCAGCAAGTATTTAGGCCATAGACATGGTGACCATCCAGACTATCAACGTGGGCCAGGCGCCCAACGACAAGAAGGGCGATCCGCTGCGCGATGCGATGCAGAAGGTGAACCTGAACACGTCGGCACTCAACGACGCAATTCAAGGCGTGCTGGACTCAAAGGGGCAGCCAAGCGGCTATGCCAGCCTTGGAACCGACGGGCGCTTGTTGGCAGCGCAAGCGCCTATCGTGTATTCGGCGGCGCTGCCCACGACGACGCACGACCTGAACAATTACGTCACGCCTGGGACCTTCTACCAAGCGTTTACGGCCGGAGCCACCTCGCCTGTGGGGCTGAATTACCCCGTCGCTGTGGTTGGTTTCCTGGAAGTGGTGGCGACCGGGACGCCGGTCTTGCAGGTCTACACAACACGCACTGCCGGTTCGACATCGCAGCAGTTCTGGCGCGTGCGGATGTCCTCCACGACGTGGTCTACCTGGAAAGAAATCGCCGACACCGCCACGACCCTGACTTATCAGGGGGTGATGGCGGCGGGTCAGGACTTGAACAACTATCTCCAACGCGGGATGTGGATCATCGGATCGTCCGCCACGGCGGCGGGCGGGACCAATTTCCCCATTGGCCAATCTGGATCGCTGTTTGTGTATTCCGCAGGCCATCCGGGCGGAACCGAAGCCACGTCTTGCACGCAGGTGTACAACGCGGCGAACACCAACCGGCAATTCTTCCGTTCGCTGGTTTCCGGTGTCTGGTCCGCCTGGGAGGAGGTTGTGCGCTCCTCGCTGCTGGGCGCGGCCAACGGTGTGGGTTCTCTGGATGCGAGCGGCCGCCAGCCCGTCACGCAGGCACCTTACAGCGCAATCCTCCCCGCTGGGACCGACGCCAATTCTTTGGCCGCGCCGGGGGTGTGGCATATCAATTCGGACGCCCAGGCGACCGCCGCGCTTAATTGGCCGGTGGTGCTGGCCGGCACATTGAACGTAGAGGCGGTTGCTTCGGGCAACGCGCAAGTGACGCAGGTCTACACGACACGCAACGGAACCGGCGGCGTTATTCGTCGCTTTGTCCGCGTGCGGTTCGGTGCGAGCGGCGGTACGTGGGGAACGTGGCAAGAAATTGCCCGCGCGGCCGATTTGGCCACCGTTTCTACTGCTGTTTCTGCGGTTTCAACGGCTGTTGCGGCCGCCCGTGCCGTCTGTCAGCGCGGCCCCGGTTCGGGCTCCTGGACCACTACCGTGCCTCAGTTTTATATCGACGCATGCGCCGGCGGTGGCGGTGGCGGTGGTGGGGCTGGCTTTGTTGGCGAACTTTTCCGCCTTAACGGCGCGGGCGGTGGGGCCGGTGAACCGATGCTAGGCGAGCTAATCACGGCTCCTGTTGGGACCGTCGTTTCTTGGACGGTCGGCTCCGGCGGCACCGGTGGCAACGGAGGGGCGGTGAGTGGGGCGGGCGTCAACGGCAGTGGGGGCGGAGCAACCGTCATCACTATCAATACATCGCCTGTGCGCACCATCACCCTTAATGCCGGAAACGGTGGGTTTGGAGGTGCGTCCGGTGGCCCAGCCCTCGGTGGTGGCGGATATCCGGCCGGTAGCGGGGCATTCGGCGGCGGTACGCCCACGCAAAGCACGTGGCCTCAATCCGGTGCAGGTGCATCGTCGCCTTTCGGCGGAGGGGGCGGCGGCGTTTCCAGTTTGGGCGGCCCACTAAATGGGTTGCCTGGAGGTGGGTACGGAAGCGGTGGCGGCGGTGGTGCTTGTCCGTCTGGAGCTGGTCAGACGGGCGGACGCGGCGGCGATGGCCGTGGCGGTTTCTTAAAGATCTATTGGTGAATCGAATGGAAAATATGCGACCCATGGTGTACGCCCAGCTGGGTACCAGCAACCAACAAATCGGAGGCGAAATTCCTGAAGGTTGGATCGTCATGATGCTGGCGAAAGACGAGGGCGCCGACGTGATCGCCGGACCTGATGGGTTTTGGATCGGTCGCGTGCCCGTGGCAGTGTCCCGGTTCCAGGGGCGCGAGGCCATGCACCAAACGCCGCACGGTGACGGCACGCTGTTCGATGCCGCCGAGGCGGTGCTTGCGCATTCAGATACTCCGGCCATGTACCGGCGCGCGTGGGACGAACTGCAAGAGTTCCGACGCGACAGCGAAATGCTGGCGGCGATTGCCGGCGTGCTGGATCTGACCGGGGCACAGATCGACGCGCTCTTCATCCTGGCCGTGAGCATCAAGGCATGAAGGGGCGGTGATGCGAATCTATGCGGACGTGCAAAAGCTTGAAGTGGGCGAACTCGTCGACCTTTACGAGCTGGATGCCAGCGGTATCGGCGGGACGGTGCAACGCTTCCACGGCTACACGCAGGTCGGTCCGATCTGGTGGCAGGGCAATCAGTATGACCCGTGGCCGATCAAGGCCGAGGGGTTTGAGCAAGTGGGCGAGGGGCAGCAACCGACACCCACTCTGTCAGTGGGGAACATCGGACAGGACGGGGAGGGCATTCCGATTGCAGGCGTGATTTCTGCTCTGTGTATCTACCTGGACGACCTGGTGGACGCGCGGGTCGTAGTACGGAGAACGCTGGGCAAGTACCTTGACGCGCGCAACTTCCCGGATGGGAATCCCACGGCTGCGCCAGATGAGGAGTTGCCGGCGGAAGTTTGGATCATCCAGCAGAAGACGGGGGAGGCGGATGAGATCGTCGAATTCGAGCTATCGAGCGCGCTAGATTTCAACGGCCAGATGCTTCCTGGCCGCCAGATCATCGCCGGCGTCTGCGGCTGGCTGACCAAAGGTGGCTATCGCGGCCCATATTGCGGGTACACCGGTTCGCGAATGTTCGACATCGAGGGCCGCCGCGTGACCGACCCAGCGCTGGACCGTTGTTCTGGGCTGCTGACAGACTGCAAGAAGCGCTTCGGCGAATACGAAGTCATCAATTTCGGCGGGTTCCCATCGGCGGACCGCATCAGAGGATAACTATGCGCAAGAAGACAATCGAAGCCATTCGCGCACACGCGGCGGCCGAGTACCCGCGCGAGTGCTGCGGCCTAGTCCTGATGCAAGGGCGGCGCGAATCCTACCGGCCGTGCCGCAACTTGGCGGAAGGAACTGACCACTTCATCTTGGACCCGCAGGACTACGCCGCCGCGGAAGATGCCGGCCGCATTACTGCCGTCGTGCATTCGCACCCGGACACGCCTGCAACGCCCAGCGAGGCCGACCGCGTGGCGTGCGAGGGCACGGGGCTGCCTTGGTTCATCGTGGAAGCGGCGAAGGATGACGGCGGCCAGGTGGTGACAGGTGAACTGTTCGGGTTCGCGCCGGAGGGGTATCAGGCGCCACTGCTGGGCCGGCCGTTTGCTCACGGCGTCCTTGACTGCTACAGCCTCGTGCGCGATTGGTACGCGCGCCAGCGGCGAACCGTGCTGCCAGACTTCCAACGGCAGGACGGCTGGTGGGAGCCGGGGAAAGAGGGCGATCTGTACATGGACCACTACGCCGAGGCGGGATTCCGGCCTCTGGCAGCCGGCGAACGGATTGCGGCCGGTGACGTAGTGTTGATGCAGATCCGCTCGGACCGCGCCAATCACGCTGGAGTTTTTATCGGCACTGAGGCGCTGACGGAGGCGCCGGATCTATTCCCGGTGCCCGACGCAATGCTGCATCACCTGTATGGGCGGGATTCGGAGCGCGTGGTTTACGGCGGCTACTGGCGCGAAGCGACTCGTTTGGTGCTGCGATACGAGGGGTTGAAATGAGCGAAACGCTACGGGAGGTGCGTCTGTATGGCAGTCTGGGCGCGCGATTCGGTCGGCAGCACCGGCTGGCCGTCGGCAGCACGGCGGAAGCCATTCGGGCGCTGTGCGTGCTTGTGCCTGGCTTCGAAAGGGAATTAGCAGAAAGCGAAGTCCATGGCGTGCGATACGCATGCTTCATGGGCAAGAGAAATATTGGGGAAGGCGAGATGCGCCACCCCGTTGGAAGTGAGGCGATCCGCATAGCGCCTGTGCTAGCGGGGGCAAAACAAGGCGGCCTCTTTCAAACAATACTTGGCGCGGCGCTCATCGCGGTCGCGATCTGGAACCCGATGGGCTGGGCGGCTCTGGGAGCGAAAGGCGCGCTGGGGACGACCGCGATGTTCTCGATGGGCGTGTCCATGGCGATGGGGGGCGTCGTTCAAATGCTCTCGCCTCAGCAGAAGGGGCTGAGCGCTGCCGACAGTCCGGAAAACGGGGCTTCGTACAGCTTCAACGGGCCGGTGAACACGTCGGCGCAAGGCAACCCGGTGCCGCTTCTGTACGGGCGGATGATCGTGGGAAGTTCGGTGATCTCCGCGGGGATTTTTGCTGAGGATCAGGTATGAATTTGGATTATCGACCAGTCAACAGGGCGCCTTCGGGCGCCCTTGTTGTTTCTGGGGCCAAGCAATCTAACCGGATGCCGATTTCGGGTTTCGGCGGTGGGAAAGGTGGCGGGGGCGGACGTTCGCCCCGTGAGGCGCCGGACAGCCTGCACAGCACCGCGTTCGCGCGCGTCATTGACCTGATCAGTGAAGGCGAAGTCTTTGGACCCACGCATGGTCTTGCCGGAGCCCTGCGCGATGTGATTCTGGATGGGACGCCCGCTGCAAACGAAGATGGGTCCCTGAACTTTCCGGGCATCTCCATCGACTTTCGTACGGGTACGCAAACACAAGACCCGCTGCCCGGGTTCCCGGCCTCCGAATCTGTGATTGCGGTCGGTACCGAACTCACTGCGGCGGTGCCATGGGTGCGGACCGTCACGAATATCAACCTGTCCGCGGTTCGAATCACGCTCGCCGTGGCCGGCTTGAGCAAAGCCAACACAAGCAATGGTGACATCGGAGGCTACCGTGTCGAGTATTTGATTGAACTGAGCACCGACGGGGGCGCATTTCAACAGGTGCTTTCCAGCGCATTTGATGGCAAGACCACACAGCGGTACTCGCGGTCGCATCGTATCGAGCTACCCGTGGCGCGGTCGGGTTGGTCGATCCGAGTGCGTCGCGTTACGGCCAATGCCAGTAGCAGCACGATCTCGGACCGCACCTACGTCGACGGCCTGACCGAAATCGTTGATGCGAAGCTGCGCTATCCCATGTCTGCCGTGGTGGGAATTAAGGTTGATGCGTCGCAGTTCCAGGCCATCCCCACGCGGGCGTACGACTGGAAGGGGCGCATTATTCGCGTCCCTTCGAACTATGACGCAGACACGCGCTCATACTCGGGAACTTGGGATGGCACTTTCAAGCAGGCATGGACGGACAACCCCGCTTGGATCTTCTACGACCTGGTTAGCAACGACCGGTACGGCCTTGGAGAGCGGATCCCGGCCGGCTGGCTGGACAAGTGGGGCTTGTACCAAATTGCGCGGTACTGCGATGAGCTTGTTCCTGACGGCTTTGGCGGGTTAGAACCGCGGTTCACCTGCAACTGCTATCTCCAGTCTGCGTCGGATGCGTATCGAGTTCTGCAGGATCTGGCTTCCGTCTTTCGTGGCATGGCGTTTTGGGCGAACTCGTCGGTTTTCGCGGTCGCAGACATGCCCGGCGATCCCGTTTACACCTTCACGTCCGCCAACGTCATTGATGGAAAGTTCAGCTATGTCGGGTCCGCGCTTAATACCCGGTACACGGTCGCTCTGGTCTCGTGGAATGACCTGTCAGACCTCGGGCGGCAGAAGGTCGAGTATGTGGAAGACCGGGTAAGCGTAGCGCGCTACGGCCTCAGACAGATCGAAGTGAGTGCCTTCGGCTGCACGTCCCGCGGCCAAGCAAACCGAGTTGGAAAGTGGCTTTTGCTGACCTCTCGCATGGAAACGCGCTCGGTGTCGTTTTCGGTCGGCCTCGATGCGTGCCGGGTCCGCCCTGGCAGCATTATCCGCGTGGCGGACCAACACTTGGCTGGTCGTCGTATCGGCGGTCGCATCCGCGAGGCGACACGAACCGTGATCACCGTAGACGCGGAGCTTGGCGTACGGCCTGGCGACCGTCTCGTGGTGAACCTACCGAGCGGTGTGGCCGAAACGCGGATCATCAGTTCGGCGGTGGGGGAGGGTCTTACCGCGGACATGACGCGCTTTACTGTCGATTCGACGGAGCTAACGGCCGACATGATCGGGCTGCCGGGCACCGTGCTCAACATCACAGTCACAGCGCCGTTCTCGGAGCTACCAGAAGCCGAGTGTGTTTGGACGCTTGAGTCCGAGGAGCTTTCAGCCCAGCGGTTCCGTGTTCTTGGCGTCAAGCGCGGCAGCGGCCTGACGGCGGAAATCTCGGCGCTTCAACATCAGCCGGGCAAATTCGCCAACGTCGATTTCGGCACTAGGCTGGAGCCCGCGCCGATCACGGTGATTCCGCCTGGTGTGCAGCCCCCGCCGACCGACGTAGTGATCGACTCCTATTCTGTGATCGAGCAGGGGTATGCCAGTCACACCGCGCGATTCTCATGGACGGCCGCGGCGAATGCTGTGGCGTATGAGGTGCAGTGGCGTCGGGACAATTCGGAATGGGTGACTCTGCCGCGCACTGGATCAACGAGCGTGGAGGTGTCAAACATTCTCGCCGGAGGTTTCGTGTGTCGCGTTCGCGCAATTAACGCGCTCGACATTCCCTCGATCTGGGCTTCCTCGGCGTTGACCCGGTTGGATGGAATCATTGGCCCGCCGCCCGTCATTACAAGCCTCACGGCGACCGGCCTGCTCTTTAGCATCCAACTTGACTGGGGACTTCCCACGGCGCCGTCGATCATCGAGCGCACCGAACTGTACTACGGCGAGACGCCAAGCCTTGAGGCGGCCATCCCTCTGGGCAATTTCGCCTATCCGCAGAACACTCACACGTTGTATGGCCTGCGCGCCGGAAAGGAGCTTTGGTTCTGGGCCCGGCTCGTAGACAAGAACGGGGTGAAAGGCAGTTTCTACCCGGCCGGGATGGGCGTGCGGGGGATGGCAAGCGATGATGCTGGACCGATCCTCGACCAGATCGGCGGAAAGATCGAGAAAAGCATGCTGGGTCAGGATCTGGTCGCTGAAATCGAGTCCGGGGGCGGGGCCGCGACCGAGATTAAGGAGGTGCAGGATGGCTTGAACGCGATGATCAGCATCAAGGCCGGCGTGACGGCCAACGGGCAGTACTACGGCGCCGGAATGGGGGTCAGCGTTGAAAACACGCCCGCCGGCATGCAGACCCAGGTGCTGTTCCTGGCCGACAGGCTTGCCCTGATCAACTTGACGAATGGGGTGATATCCACGCCGTTCGCCATCGAGAACGGGCAGACCTTCATTCGGTCAGCCTTTATCCAGGACGGCACCATCACAAACGCAAAGATCGGTGACTTCCTACAGTCGAACAACTTCATCCAGGGTGTGCAGGGCTGGCGTCTTGCAAAGTCCGGCACTTTCGAGAACAACGGCACAGGCGCGAGCGGTCGCCGCGTCGATACGTCTACCGCTACCCGGATCTATTACGCGAGTGGGCAGATCGCCGTTGCAATGGGGATCGACATATGAGCACGGGAATCAAGGCGTGGGATGTTTCCGGTAATTTGGTTTTGGACTTCACAGACCGGCTCACGAAGACCGTCTTGTCGGGAATCGTCGGACTTTCAGTGAGCGTTCCTTCGGCCACCATCTACGTCACCGGCCTTGCCGCTGACGATTCATGGATGGTGATCGCATCCGGCGGCACCTACGTGCAATACGGCACTGGCTATTTCGTACTTCGCCTTTCGAACTCGTTTGGCAATCCGGCTGGCGGTGGCGTAACCGTCGCATACACAGTGATGAGGCGCTAATGGCCAGTGGCTTTCGGACATACACCCCGAACGGCGTTGAGCAACTCAACAGCCTCTATCCCCACATGCGGATCGTCGCGGCTGGATCTGCCGCGGCAGCGCCGCTCGGAAACACCATCCCGCTTCCGGATCTGTGGCCGGAATGTCCCATTCTGTTGATCCGCCCCGCCGCCGGCGTCGCGGTTGGCGCGCTGGTACTCTTCCAGCGCCATTCTTTCGGCACTCCAAACAGCTTTTCCTATCAGTCGAGCGGTCCGTTCGATTGGGCGGTGGCCTCCTCGGTCGGGCACCCGTTGGCCGTGGGGCCAGGCACCGTCGGATTGAAGCTGTGGGATGAGGCGGGGCGCCTGACGTTCTCCAGTCAGTACAAGTACCCTCGCATCGTGTCCATCGCATCGGTGCCATCGCCGCCGTTTGGCAGCGCTCCGATGAGTTCCGCGGTAGCGATGTCAGGTTGGGGATCGATGCCATGGGTCATTGCGAATGACCTGATGTACGTCTACGAGGCGCCCGATGGTACGGGTGGGGCGTATCCCGGGGCAGCCTTCGCGGTGGTGGTAAACGGTAGCCTCTCGGTCCTGACGGTTGAAATGAGGTCGTCAGATCAATGGTCCACAACCGGTTTTGGACTGCAACCCTCCTACAACCCCTTTGCGAGCAGGCCCCTACGGCTGCCGTTGTGTGTGATTCCAGGCATGTAGCTTCTCGCCCGCCCGCTTCGGCGGGCTTTTTTTCGTCTCAAGGGGACGCGATTGAACATTCAAGACTTCGACGCCTTCGCGGCAAAGTTTGCCGGTGTGCTGGGCGCTGCGGTGTCCATGCGCTACCTGCAAGGCAGCTGGCCAGCGCGCATCAGCATGGCCGTCAGCGGATCGCTGGTGGCCTATTACACCTCGCCGTACTTGTCCCTCGCGCTGGGCATTCCGGAGGGTCTGGCGGGCTTTCTGATGGGCATGTTCGGCATGGCCATCGTCTCGCGCGCTTGGGAAGCGGTGCAGGCTGCCCCTATCGCCGCGCTTTGGCAGGCAGTCATCGACCGCGTGCGCGGCAAGGGGGCATGACATGGACAGCACCATCTATCTGACGCTGTGGGCAGTTCTCGCGTTCGTCTGCTGGCTGATGGTGGCCGGCGGCGCGGCGCTGGCCGTCTTCGCGCGCGGCATCAAGGACACCACGCTGGAACGGATTGGACTCTCGGCCATCTGCCTGACCGCTACAGGCGCTGCTTGCCGTGTCTTGGTGGCGGGTTGGGCCAGCGCGGGAGACGCGGCGCTCGCGGCGTCTGCCGCCTTCTACGTGGCCGCCGTGACGGCCAAACACATCCGGAGCCCGAAGCAATGAGCAATTTTCAACTGTCGCAGCGCAGCCTGACCCGCCTGCTTGGCGTGCATCCCGACCTAGTCGCGATTGTGAAACTGGCGATTCAGCGTACTCCGGTGGATTTCACTGTGATCGAGGGGGTGCGCACAGTCGCACAGCAGCGCGAGTACGTGGCCAGGGGTACAAGCAAGACCATCAACAGCTACCACTTGCCGCAGGCAGACGGCCTAGGCCACGCCGTAGACGTCGCTCCGCTCGTGGGCGGTGCGATTCCCTGGAACAACTGGCAGGCGTTTGCCGACGTGGCCGCGGCGGTCAAGGCGTGCGCCGCAGAGCTAGGCGTGCCGGTGGAATGGGGCGGCGATTGGAAGTCATTCAAGGATGGGCCGCACTTTCAGATCCCCCGCGACTGGAAGGGGCGGGTATGAAGCCGCTCCTGCGCGCTGCGTTGCCCTACCTGATCGGCGCGGCCTTGCTCGCCGCGGCCGCCGTCGGCGTGCGCTGGTATGGCGCCGGCCAATTCGAGGCCGGCGTTGCCAAGGCCAATGCCGATCACACCCTTGCTGAGTTGACCGAGTTCAGAACCCAGACGGCGCGCCTGGCCGGGGTCTCTGGCACCTTGGAAGGTGCCCTGCAAGCTCTGCGCGACGCCCAGCCCAAGATCATTGAGAGGTACACCCGTGTCGAAGTTCAAAGCCCTCTGCCTGCTGGCTGCCGCATTGACGCTGAGCGGCTGCAGCACGTCAACGAAGCCGGCCGCCTGGCCAATGCTGCCGGCCAACCTAGCCCAGCAGTGCCCGCCCGTGTCGGAGGTGACCAGCGATAGCTGGGACGACTTTGCGCGCAGCTATATGGAGCTAGCCCTGCAGTATGGCGAGTGCGCTGCGCGACACCAAGCGGTGGTCGCGGCTTGGCCCAAATAAAAGCCGCCCCTGGGGCGGCTTGCTGGGTAATGCGGGCTCCGCGGACGGACTATGAAAGCAGGTTCTTGAAAGCCACCCCAGTGGAGAAGATCGCGATCAGTCCCACCGGTATCGCGAGAAGAAATATGGGCATCGGCACGTAGTTGCCTCCTCGCGCATGACGACGGCGAAAAAGGGCTTGAAAAAAACTGGCTGTCAGGGCTGCGCCTGCAAATGCGAAAGGCCACCCGAGCTCTTGATAGACCCATTCTTTGAGAGGCAACGACTCGAAGTGCATGTTCATGAAATTACTGAACCACCAATAGGTCGCGCCGGTCACGACCGGAAAAGCAGACATAACCACCCACAACATAAAAAAAACGGTGACGGTGAACGATAAGACGACAAACCATGCCTTAGCGTCCAGCTTGAGAGGCGCCGCGCCGGCGATTCGTCGGTTCATTCTCGCGCAGATAAAGTAGACCAGATAGCTAACTAGGGCGACAATTCCTACGGTGCTGTTGAAAGCAAGAAAATTTTCAAAGGTAGAGCTTCCGAAATACAACCGTTCCCAGATAGAAAAATACGCAATTGGGAGGAGAAGGAGCGTGAGCACCAATGGAATCCAATCTTTGCGCCGGAATTGCAGAATCAACGTGATTGGATAAGCCGCGACCGCGGCGAGCAGGACTCCAACGACAAGGAAGATTACAAACGCTGCTGCGGTTCCATCGTCGTTCTCGTCTTTTTTGCGGTTCGCGTTCTCCATCTCATTGAGAAGCAGAAGGTCTGCAATCCAGTTGTCACTCACGCGCGGCTCCAATTAGGCAGAATGAAATTTGCTGAAATGTTCTGTTGCAGTGAATTTACCAAATTCGTTTGACAGTCGCCACTGCAGTCGGCGCGTCGACTGCGCTTGAGCTTCTGTTAGTTGGGATAAGTGGAAATCTATCTTGCGTCCATAAGTCGCGGTGATTGGAGGGCTCGCAACTCAAAAAAATACCCAGGCTGGTTGCCTGGGCGAATCGCGCCGCATCCGCCGGCACGGGCTGCGCGAACGCTGAGGGTAAGGCCAGTGGCTAAGGCGGACCATAATAATTTCACTATTGTCCGTGTACTGAACACCTAGCCCGGTAGAATCCACTGCATCCACCACCCCTGGTAGTAGCGCCGGCCGTCGATCTCTTCGAACCCGCAGACCATCATCCCCCTGTCCGAACAGAATGTGAGCAGCTCCGGCTCCAGTAAGTCTGGAATGGGGCCTTTCTCGGTCGCACCGAATTTGGCCAGGCCGTCCATCGTCATGACGCGCACCTGACGGCGCATGTCCTCGCGCGTGATCGAGTACATCCGCACCGTGCCGGTCACGGCTGGCGCGGGGTCATTGTCCCGGCGCTTCTGGCCGAGATAGTGAGTGCGGATAACGGAGCAAAGCATGATTCTGCTGCGATAGGGCTGTATGGATATACAGTATATTGCAGCAGAATCGGGGTTAGGTCGTTGGGGTTGCGACCAGCTTGTCGGAGGCGAAGGGTACGAGGAAGTCGCGGCTTTCGTCGGCGCTGACGGTCAGCCAGTCGCCGTAAGCGCCCTCGGGAAGGATGACAACCATCCGTTTTTCTTTGTTGGGCTGGTGGTAGTCGCGGAAGAGGGGATCGTTGTCCGCGTTGATGGTGAGCATCGTGTAGCTCTCCTGCCACTGGCCGGCGGCGTCGCGGTAGCGGTCCCAGAGGCCAGCGACACCCAGCGGCGCGCCGTCGGCCCGGGTGAATCGCGTGGCGACCGCCTTGCCTGATCGCCAGTCGGGTTCGAAGATCGCATCGGCAGGGATGATGCAGTGCTGAGCGCGTCGCCAGGCATTGCGGAAGGTGAAGGCGTTGGCAACGCGGTCGTCGCGGGCGTTGAACGTGGACAGCTTCTCCGCGCCGGGTAGCGCGTCCGGCCGGGTGGATCCCGAGATCAGGCCCCAGCGGCCCGTGACGGCCTCCAGACTCGGCACCGCCTCGTCGCCGGCGTCATGCTCCGGTGGCCGGCGGACGAAGATGCCTTGGTAGCGCGGCCACATGTCGTACTTACCGAGCATGCCGGGCCGAGTCACACCGAACTTCTTTAGCAACAGTTCGGCGTCTTTCAGCGTCTGGTAGTGGCTACACATGGAGCCCTCCGCAAAGGGAACCAGTATAGGGTCAGTGTATGTGATCCGCTGAGTCGTTCTCGGTGGTGCGCAGCTCGAGCGCGAAGGCGAGAAAGGCGGTGGTGATGGATTGAAGCAACGCCTTTTCCTGTTGGGTCAGGTGGGTGATGTCTTCGGGCAGGATGAGGGAGAAGCCATGTGTCCATGGCTGTCACTCTGCTCAATGATGGCGTGCTAGATCGGTTCCGGCCGCCAATGTAGGACTGATTTACCTCGCGCTTGTGCAGATGGGCATCTGGAAACGGCTGCGCATAGCCAGTTTCCAGGTGCATGTCGACTTACGTTGCGGAAGTTGAGCTTTTTTTCGCTATCGCCTTCTTGGCGGGCTTTCGTTTGTCACCGCTTGCTGTGGCCTTCGCAGATGGTTTGTGATCAAGGAAGGTGGCGGTAGGTAACATTAGCTGGCGATTCGGCATCCGAGCAGTCAGGGTTGACACCATTTCTCGGATCGCGCCATAAAGCATAGATGCTCCGTTCACGACGACAAGATCTAGCGCGTCAGCCTCCGATGTGTCGGTGTCGCGAAACTCAAACGCCCCCCACGCTGAGACCTTGATGTTGTAGGGAGCGAAAACGCGACCCACGGTGTCATTAATCTCAATTTCTAGCACGAGCAGGTGGAGATTGGCCTCTGCCCCTTCGGGCTTGTCTAGGGTGGAAATACGGGAAGCGATGTTTACGCCGTCCCACTCGAAATTGGATCCTCTGGCCTCATCGTCCTCCAGTTTTCTGGGTTCAATTGAGACTGCGAAGAAACCGATGGTTTTTGCTTGTACGGGGCTGGCCCTCATGTCGCTCTCAAGATCAATTAGCCGACGAGTGCCACTCGTTCATCGTGGTGGAACGCGAAGACATCGTTAGATGCCGTCGATTCCCAGCCTGCCTCGCCGCATTGAAAGGGCCGAAACGCCAGAGGCTTATCAGCGACCCTGATAGATTTCATAGCGTCTGCCCACGTAAAGTCGCTCGGCACCGCCTTCACCGCTTTCGCAGTAGAGTCGACGAAGTCGATTTTGACGTGTTTGTTGAGCGCACGAGCGATCTTGACCATCGTTTTTATGGAGAGGTTTTCGCCACCGCCGAGGACGCGCGATACGTAGGCCGGGTTCACTTGAAGCGCTTCGGCCAGGCGGGCCTGCGACATGTTGTTTTGTTGCAGCAGGCGCAGTACCTGCGAAGCGATGTCAGCTTGTAGAGACGACTCCCAGAACGAATTTTGCTCACGGGCTTTGTTGAGCAGTTCAGTCAGATTGGCCATTTTTTTCTCTCAGGGGGAGTGTGTTGCATCAATCAGGACGAGGGCGGATCTTCAAGGCACCTTCCTTGTGATCCTTTTCGTACTCATCGCGTAATTCAATAAGCTTCGTAGCCAGGGCCTTGTTGGTCTTCTTCTCATTCTTCACGGTCACGCATGGACAAACCACCACGCGCCTATCTTTGCCGTAGAACCAGTAGAGCCTCAATGGGCCTTTTCTAAACGAGTAAATTTGTTCGCCGCTTACGGCTTCATGGCAAACCGACGTGACGCCATGGTAGAGCTTTGGGCCTTCATCGTGCTTCGTAACCTCGCCGATGAACGCGAGCATGTTGACTACATGTGTCGCCAGCGTCCCGTCTTCGGCAACCAGGTTAGACAACGCATCAACGACGGGGCAGGAATCATCTTCACCTGCAATTGAGTAGAAGCGCCACAAAGGATCTTCGTCGTCATCGCTCTGTTCCCACAGTGGAATCAACAACAT